CATGGTGATGGACATGGAAGATTATTAGTAGGAGGACATCATATAATTAATGGTGTTGCTACTACACAAGCAGATTATCCTACTGATGCAAATACTAAAGCAGAAATAAAAGATTTCTATGATAAGCGTGGAGTTGTTTATGATGGAAGTGAAACTAAATCAGAACTTCTTTCAAGAATTACCAATGTTGTTTATCGTGGAGATAAAGAAGTTTCTAAACATTTAAAGGTATAGGAATATAGTATGTCACTGCATAAATATACAGCAAATGAAGCGTTAAATCTTTTAATAGGACAGAATGGTTTTGATGTTATTGCTGAGCACGATACTACTGTTGTGGCTCCAGATACAGGCACTTGGGTAGCTATTCAAGCTCTTGGAAAGGACAGTAGTGGTACTACAGAATTTTTAAAATTAAAAGTAACCAGTAATATTGGAGATGATATTACATCGGCATTTTTTAATTTGATACCCGGTGAAATATTATATGGTAATTTTAGTGGCATAGTAAATCATACGGATTCTACGGCAGTATGCATAGCTTACAGAGGATAAGAAGGACTAAAAGGCTTAAAAGAAGAGAATCTATGCCTAAATTAACTATGTTTAAAAAAATTATTAACTTTATTAAAAGAAAATATTATGGAAAGTAACATTTCAACATCATATAACATCCCTGTAAAATATGTTTTTACGGGATTATAATACTAAAAAATATGTCTAATGGGAAGCCCGAAACTGCTAGAAGTTATAGGGGGACTGTGGTTGATGATAACGCTATCGTTAGTATTAACCTCAAGTGGCTGGGTCAGTTACTTGTTTTGGTCGCTATGCTTGTTTATGGGTATTGGCGCATCGAGTCTCGGCTGGGCAACCTTGAAGAAGCGATGGTCACGGCTGATATTAAGATTGGGGATTTGCTTGGCAAACATATCGTGGAAGAAGCTTTACAACGAGAGCAACTTGAAGAGAAAGTGAACTTCTATGAGAAAGAGTTTAATATTAACCCCCTCTCTTGGGGAAAAAGGAAGAGAAAATAATGGATTTTATGGCGATATATGGCGAAGCTGGGATGATTGGCGTTGTAGGCGTGATGTTTGTTTATTTAGTCATATCAATGTCGAAGAAGTCAGAGTCCCAACAAGAATCACTAAGAAATCTTGAAATAGAAAATCGTGGACAGTCTGAAACACTGGAAAATATGGAAGGTATGATTATTAAATTAATAGAAAGATGGAATAAATCAGATGATGTTTCTTTACGTCACAGAGAAGATGTTGTCAGAGAATTATCAGAAGCATCTGAAAAGATTGCATATTTATCTGGTAGGATAAACAGCAAATGAAAGTAGAAGCACATAGAGAAGAAGTTATTCGTTTACTTACAAGGTTAAATGAAAGACAAGTATCTATTTTTAAACATATAGAAAGAATTGATAAGCATCTTGATAAAGTTAATGGCAAGGTAGCTGAACATGAGTCAAAGCTTGTGGAAATAAAAACTTGGGGAGGAGTAGCAATGTTTGCTATTCCTATAATCGTAAACCTAGTAATGAAGGTAATGTAATGGATATTAAATCAATGTTGTTAAAACTTGCTGAAGAGCAAGCTGAAAAAATGCAAGAGCAGGCTATGGAGCATTTAGCTTCAGATGAAATGTCTGAGCAGATTGCAAGTGCAATTAATAAGCGTATTGACATCCCATTTGTATCAGAAGAAAAAGAACAGATATTCTTTGAAAAAGTTGTTGATGTTGTTACAGATGTTTTAGAAGGTGTCTTTAAAGGAAAATAAAATGAAAACAATTACTACAATAGTTTTAGTTAGTATTCTTAATAGTTCTCAGCCACAGCCAGTTGTATTAGATACTACTGAGATTGCTATGTCTGAGATTAAAAAGAAAAAGAAGAAAGGCAAGAAGATTAAGAAGAAAGGTAAAAAGAAGAAGAAAGGGTTCTTTTCAAAATTCAAAGGCGCTAAATAGTGCCTAAACAGCAATTAGTATTAAATAATTTTTCTGGTGGAATTAATAATTTAAAAGACCCGAGAGATTTGAATGTAAACGAGCTTGGGAATGCTGTCAATGTCATGGTTGACAAACAGGGTGCTATAAGAACTCGTGGTGGTGAATCTGATTATAATTCAACAATAAACGATAGGGCGGCGACAGTTGCCCCCGGCTATGGTCTTGCTGTATTTGAATCTGATTTTAGTTTAGAGATATCAAGTTATAAAACAGACAGAAGTAGCAATAATGATGTTGATTTTGTTGTAAAAGACATAATTGATTTAGCAACTATAAATGATGAAGCTGATAAATACCCGGTCGGAAGTATTATATCTGTAACGGGAACGGCTAAGAATAATGGGTTTAAAAGAGTTTATGATTCGGGTACAGATGCAGATTCATCAGAGATAAAGGTAAAGCCATATATTGTTGCTGAAACAGGTCAGGGAGCTATTATTAAACGTCATTTAATTGGTGAAACATTTGTTGCCTTGGGTGATGCGGCTAATGGTCAGGTAGATATATGGCAGAGAAATGTTGGCGCATCTGGTTGGTCTAGTACAAGTTTAAATTTACGAAGTGATGGAACTGATACACTGCTTGCATCAGAGGGTTCTCAAATTTCATATTATTTTGTTGATAACGCTATTAGGGCATGTGACACAAATTTTAATAATTCTTCTATTATTAAACACTATGGGTATGTAGAAAAAAATCACTTTGAAAATACGACATCAGCTAATGCTCTTATTAGTGATTTATATCATGGTTTTTATGAGAATCTAAACAATTTAGCTCCACCAACTGTATGTTTAGTTAATACGACAACTGGTGGAGGTAGTACTGGAGATTATAATACTGCCGGGGCTGGGTTTAATATTTCAATTACAGAATCAGCAGATGCTGAAGCTACATGGAAAGCAGATACATATCAGGTTGCTATAAGTTTTATATATGATGAAAATCAAGAATCGTTATTGTATGTGCCTTCATCTAGTAATACATTTGCTGTAACAGATGATTATAAACAAATAATAGTCATTAGAGTTCGGTCTCCTTTTGATGAAAGAATAAGCGGTGGAAGAGCTTATTTTAAATCTAGTGGTGAAAATGATGAACCTTGGGTGCTTTTAGCTGATATAGATTTTAGAAAAGGAGTAAGAGCGTCTTTAGATTCTGATTATGTTCAGAGAACAGAAAGTGATGTTAGTGGATTAACGGGTTGGAATGGCGCTAATGATACAACTGGAGCATCATTAGCCTCTATGTATAGTGAATCTGTAAATTCGTTTTCACCTAATTTAGATACGTATGAAAGTATAAATGGTTTTCCACCAACAGTAGACTCAATAACGATTGGTGATATCAATGAAGGATGGAAGACGGCTGTAGTAGCAAATAGGAGAGCTTTTGTTGCTCATGTAAAAACTGTTAATCCTACAACTGGACAGGCTACTGTATATGGTGATAGAATAATGTATTCTATGCCTAACAAATTTGATACATTTCCATCTTTTAATTATATTGATGCTGTTAAGGGTGATGCTGAGAATTATGTCAAATTAGAAGAATACGCTGATAGGCTTTTGGCTTTTAAACAAAAATCAGTTCAAATTATTAATATATCGTCACCGTCAGACTCAAATTGGTTTCTCGAGGAAAACATTAAGCACAATGGGGTACAACATCCTAGTGCTGTTGTACGAACAGATTATGGTATATGCTGGGTAAATGAAAATGGTTGTTATATGTACAATGGAAGCAATATAATAAATTTAATAGATAATAAAATAGTTGAAACTAGCAGTGCTAATGGGGTTTTCCCACCGGCATGGAATGATTTTATGTACAGCTCAAATCTTGTTGGCTACAGTATAGTTGGATATGAAAAAAGACGTAAGCAATTAATTGTTATGAAAGATTCAAATGGCGACAATTTAACAGGGAATAATTATGGTGGTGTGTCTGCAAATGGTAGTGTCAGTAGTGGAGATGCTTATATATATGATTTTAAAACAAGGTCTTGGGCTTTTGCTGATAATGCTTTTACAGACCAGAAAAAATACACTAATTTTGTAACAGATTGGCAGGGTAATTTATTTTTTGGATACGACAGTAGTGGCACAGTTGAAATGAGATATTGGAATAATGAGCCAGTTAGTCAATCTAATATTAATATAACTACTAAAGATATTGATTTTGGAAATCCATCAAATGTTAAAAAAATATATAAAGTTTATGCCACATATAAATCATCAGTAGACCAATTAACCCCATTAGAGTATTCTATAGATGGAAAAAACTCTTGGGGAGACTTTGCTACAGGTTCAAGTGTTTCTCCAGCGGGAAATGATTCTGGAGATTTAGATGCAGTTACAGCTTGGGATGTTGCAACATTTACTCCATCTTCCCCTATATCATGTCAAAGTATTCAATTCAAATTTAATCCCCCATCTTCTGGTACGTTTGATATTAATGATATATCTATTGAATACAGGACACTTCACAAGAGAGTTTCATAATGGCTGACAGAATATCAAGAGTATTAGGGAATAGTAAAGAAACTTCTTCTCAGTTTGTTGGCACAAAATCGGTTATTGGTTATCCACCATCATCAAAATCAATGAAAGACGGAGACATTGTTTTTGCTCAGTCATCTAATAAGCAACTGGCTCTTTTTAAAAAATATAGAGGCAGGGTTCATAAATCTTATTTATCTTCAGATGGGAATGAGTATGTAGATAAGGATATCACTATCAAGAATAACTTAATTGTAGGTGGAACTGCTGACATAGATGGAAATATGCAAATTGATGGTTCAGTTACAGTTGGTGTTGATGATACTGGTTATGATGTTAAATTTTTTGGAGCAACTACTGGGAAATATGCCCTATGGGATGAATCAGAAGATACCTTATCTGTAGTTGGTGAGTTAGGTCTTTCAGAAGGATATCATCATATTGGTAATACTGGGACTAAGATGAATTTTGGTACTAATTCAATTAACTTTTACGTTAATACAAATGCCAATGCGAGATTTACCATTAATTCACTTGGGGTAACATTCAATCAAGCCGCTGATGCTGGTCAAGATTTTAGAATTGAAACGGCTAATAAACAGGCGGCGTTTTTTGTAGATGGAGGAGATGATTGTGTTGCTATAAATAATACAGATTCCACTCCTACTATAGACGGAGATGCGGTTGGTCAATTAGTTATTGTTAATGGAACAAAACCATCTGCCCATACTGATGACCAAATATATATTGGAGCTGAAAATTCAGCGGGGACTGGTACAGATACGCTATCAACATTGTCTCTGTTTTTAGAAGAAGGTATAGATGCAACTGCTTTAGATGCTGTTGGTACTTTATCTCACAGGATACCAATATGGCTTAATGGTACTTGTTACTGGTTATATTTAGACCCTGTGTAATGACAAATTAAAAGGCTTATTAAGGTATTTTAAAAGATGAATAAATTTATTAGTTTAAAACGTGAAATTTTAACCACTTTATGTGGTTTATATAAGGAGTCTCTATGAGAACTTTACTTGGCATGCAGTATGGTGGAGCCGTACAACAACAATATCCTAGACGTGAATTACAACTACAGCCACAATCATTTCAAGAAGGTGGTAATGTACCCAGCGCATATAAAACGTCATTTGGTTTTGATTCTCCTATATCTCCGGCATTAGCTTCTTTAATGAGAGGAGAGAAAAAGCGGGAAGCATTTGAAGAAGCCCGTACCGCTGAACTAGCTGAAATTAAAAAACAAAAACGCAGTGGTTTACTTGGTTCTATTGGCGGACTAGGTGGTGGATTGCTTGGTTCTATGGCTTTAGGTGCTCTTGGGTTTACCCCTGCTGGAATACCTTTAGCTCTTGCGGCTGGATTAGGAACAGGACTTGGTAAAGCTTTTGGTTCTAAGGTTGGTTATGAAGGTGAATGGTCACCCGGAGTTATGTTTCGTAAAGCTAAGAGTGAAAAAGCTAAAGATATGATGTATGGAAA